GGTCTTCCTCTATCTTAACCAAGGCTGGGCTAGTAAATCAGATTAATTCCTCACAGTACGAATTCTTTAATGGAGCATATTCCGGTTCATCAATTGATGTAATTAATAACAAGTTACAGGATAATCCACTATTAGGATCTACATATAGAGTAGGCATTCCTGATCTACAGAATCTAACTGCAACAAGAACAGCTACCTTTACTGCAGCATGCGTAGAACTAATTGGTGGTAGTTATAAAACTACAACATCATCTGTACCATTCCCTTTCAACCAGTCTAACCTAATATTACCCTACTACGATACTTCAACCTATAAATACACCCCTGTATTCCCGGTTCAAGTAGATATACAAATATCAATATCAGCCTCCTTCCTACAAGCAAATGCAGCTGATGCAGAAGCTTTTGGTGTAGACCTATACCTAGTAGAGACATCCCAAGGAGTAAAAAACATACTAGGATTACAATCATTTAATACAGCTTCAGACGCCGGTCCCTACCCGGCAGCTAATCCATTCAATTTTAGTAAAACATTTTCTAACATTTACATAAAGCCCGGAAGCACCTATACTGTAGAGTATATAGGAGGCTGCAATGCCTCAGCAGATGACGTAGGGTCTTTTCAATTTGCCGTTGCAGGAACATCCTGGACAATAAATGTAGATAATCTAGCTGCACAATCAACCTACTATTTAGATCCAACAGTCTATACTCAGCAGAACTTCCCTGGGAATATAAATAACTTCTCTGACTATAATAGTCTGCTAAATAATGTCTACTCAAATAGAGTATCCGATAAATATTACGATGTTGACTACAATACAGATTTACTAAACCCAGTTAACTTCCAATCTATTATTAGTGAATCTGCTCTATACGCCCAAGTTCAAGATTCAAACTATACATCTGGAAGTGTATGGGCTAAAGCAAGGTATTCCGGAACTAAACTAACTAGTGCAACCTACAACACCTACACTGTCGGAGATGTTTCATACGGTGAAACAGCTGTAATCGATAGCTACAGTGACTACATAGGTTATTTTGATACAATCGAATCTTCTGACCCAGAATATCCAGGTGGTGGAATCGTAAACTTACAGTATTTAATTCACACAGACGGAACAGTTATCGGACTAACCGCAGCGAACGAAAACTTATTCTTAGTAGAGAATACCTTTAAAGCAGGCTCACCAGCAACTTTCCTAGGACAGTCTTATTCTAGTACAAATAGCACTACAGCTGTACCTATTATAGAAGGAGGAGCATCATATAGAACAATCTTAGTTAAGTCCGGCTCTAGAAGTGGATCACCCGGAACTTATGCAGACTTAGCTATAGCTTTTGAAAATTATCCAAACGGGTATTCTTCTGGAGGACAAGATACAATTTATGATACAATATACTTTGCTACGTCTAGTCTGAACGATAAAGTATTGCAAGACTCAGGAAGCGCCCCTGCATATACAAAAGGATGGTTGAGTATGATGTTAAGACCTTCCTCTTCAGTAGCAGGTATATGTACTGGATTCTCCCCGCAGGACAATCAAATCTCTATCTGGAATAAGTACCAGTCTAAATACTACAATGCATTTATTCCCTATGAAGAGACATTTTTTCCATTACGTACTTACGACTACATAAGATTTGGACTAACCAACCCTGTTAACATTACTGCATCAGTAGATTACTCTTTTTCAAGTTTTGCACTGTATAGAATAGTCTCATCCTCGATAGGAGATGTTAATGACATAGCTAGTAACCTAACACTGGAATCAACAATAACAGGATCTTTCTCTGCAAACCTACCCACCACTATTGGTTCAGTTCCGCAAGGCTTTAGAATTTTCCGCCGGGTGCCTGATGAAACAAAAGTCACTGTTTCACCACTTCCCGGATATCTGCAAAATGGAATATTAGTACCGAACAACTTTAACCCTAACGTCGATCCTCTAGCACTAGCCCGTAAAGTAGGCTTAATAACTTAAAACTCAACAAATACATATATTTATAATAAATCATGGGATACTTAAATAATACTGCAGTCACAGTTGATGCAATCTTAACAAAGAAAGGGAGAGAATTACTTGCCCGCGGTGACGGTTCTTTTAGAATTACTCAATTTGCATTATCGGACGACGAAATCGACTATACTCTGTATAATCCACTACAACCCTCAGGCTCTGCTTTCTATGGTGAAGCTATCGAAAATATGCCTCTACTAGAAGCATTTCCTGACGAGACTCAAATTATGAAATATAAGCTCGTAACTCTTCCAAGAGGTACAGCTAGAATGCCAGTATTAGATATTGGATACTCTTCAATTACTATTAAACAAGGTGCAGGATTAGCAATCACTCCTCAGACTTTAAACTACTTATCACAAACAGCTCTTTATGAAGCTTCTGGATACATATTTACAATTTCTGATGTAAGGTTATTCACAACCTTTAACGGTGTAGGAATTAACACCCCCGATGTTCAAGCATCAAACCAGACTACCACAATTGGTACTAATGTATCTAAGACAGTAATTGGAACTACATTAAACTTAAGTGCAACTACTGTAAATACCTTATTTGGAGGAAATACTACTTTATCAGCAACCTTACAGGTAGTAGGAAGAGATTCCGGTGCAAGACTTCAAATCCCAGTAATCGTTACTAAAACAACCTAAATTATAGACTATGTCATTTAAAAGATTAGACCCAGAAGATTTCCTCGTAAGCATTGACTCGGTAACAGCAACCGCTTGGTCTACTAATAACCCTACCCTTACAACATTCACAACCTCATCAATAACCTCGACTAACGACAGTTACTATAAGAATGTATACCAGACTGCTTCAACTGTATCTGGATCAGCAGTACAGTTTGCAGTAGCTTACGGAAATAAACTCGGATCAGGAAGTGTTAATTATAACGATCTAGTACCCGGTGTATCTCCAACAAGAACGGTTTACGGACAATACAGAAATTTAATTTACGGAGATGAAAACGCTCAATTTATTTTTGGAACAGTAACTGCCTCTGATTTTTGGGCAATATCAGTTGATAGAGCAAGATACAAAGAACATCTACTAAAAGGTACTTTTAATTTAAGATTAACAGGATCTAGTGGAACAGTAGGTACTTTAGTGCTAACTGATAACTCTGGAATGGTATCAACCGATACTTATTTAGATTGCGGAAGGGTATACCAAATTATTTCCGGTTCAAACGGAACTGCTTACTCTGGAACAGGGTATTCACCTTCATCTGGATCGTACGGATTATTCTTACCAGATATTGCAACTATCATCCTTAACCCATTAGCACTATCACAATCAATAAACCTCTCACCCTCTAGATCTAACGATTCTGACGGGTTAAATATACAGACGCTATTTACAGCTATTTCAGGCGCTGCTTCCTTTCAACTTAATAGCGAAGAAACAGTAACATCTGATTTCGTATTTGTTAGAGCTAGAAACAGTGAATTTAACTATTCAGAAAATCCATCTTTTATTTCAGGATCTACAGGAGATGTTATTTTTAGTACTTTCATTAACTCTCCACAGACCTACATGACTACTGTTGGATTCTATAATGATACTAACGATCTACTTGCTGTAGCTAAATTATCAAAACCACTAACAAAAGACTTCACAAAAGAAGCTTTAGTACGAGTTAAGCTTGACTTCTAAAATGAATGACTGCATTCAAACAACTATTAGCATCCGACATCATAGTCACTCCATTTGAGGTGAATAAAGCCTTCCGGTTTACCGGAGCGGCTGAACTTACCGGATCTACTGTTGGCATTGATAGATTCTTAGGACAAAACATTCAAGGTCTTTTTAGTTTAAACGAAGCCACGACAGGGGAAATAGCTACAGAGTATAAGAGGCTTATTTATAACTCTTCTAAAGAATTATACTACTCCAACTATTTAAGTTCAAGCTACGGATCCTCTGTAGCTGTTCCTTTCATCATCCCCGGTTTAAATTCATCAGGAGATGTATTAGTCGGACCTGCTGACTCTGCAGGTAGATTTGAAAACTACTTAGAAACAACCTTAACGTATGAACGTTATTTTCCGACTGCCTCCAATGCGATTATCGGAGTAATTTCGATACCGACTAAACTATACGGAGATATAATTCAACCAGGCTCTTTTGTTATCTCAGCTGAATCCGGAAGTATTACTGATGACGGAAATGGGAATTTATATTTTTCATTAGACGGAGAATATTGCGGTAATATTACATATCAGCACGGATTAGTAGTATTAACAAAGGATAATTTTGGAGGTGGCGATACCTACGGTACTGCTACATACGGAACAAGTAGTTACGGTAGTAGTACAAATGCATTTATCGAAAACATTATAACATCACCCAATGTTACTTGTTCATTCTCTAGCTCATTCACAATATTTGAAACTCAATACAAATGTACTTTTGATCCTTCAGAATTTAACTTCTCTCTAAACCCCTCCCTAATACTAGGATCAACAGAAGGAACAGTCTACGATTTTGTAACAGGATCTTATTTTAATCCATACGTTACAACAGTAGGATTATACAATGAAGCTCAAGACTTAATCGCAGTTGCAAAATTAGCAAAACCCTTACCGAGCAATAACGTAACAGATACAAGTATTATAATAAACATCGATAGATAAAAATATGCCTAATTGGTTTCACGAAAATAAAGAAGTTACAGAAGAATATCAATTTGACGAAAAAGCAGTCGGATTTGTTTATAGAATAACAAATATTGAGACTGGTAAGTTTTATATTGGTAGAAAAGTGTTTACTAACACTCTAACTAAGAAATTAACAAAAAAAGAAATTTCTGAACAGTCTGGTCCTGGAAGAAAGCCTACTAAAAAGAAAGTAGGTAAGGAATCTAATTGGAGGGAGTATTGGGGTTCATGTAAGCCTCTACTCGCTGAAGTTAAGGAGATTGGTGAAGATAAATTTAAAAGAGAGATTTTAAAGTTGTGTTTCTCTAAAAAACAATTAACTTATTATGAAATCGCTTATCAATGTAAATATGACGTACTTGAAACAAATTCATACAACGACAACATTATGTCCAGAATTTTTCGAAAAGACTTGCTTTTACCCAGTTAAGATCGTATATTTGATTAATGGTAAATCATCTACTAGTAAGTCTAGTAAATAGTGTAATCGGAGCAGGTAAGCCGACATCAGGAGATAACTTCTCCTATAGCTGTCCATTCTGCAATCATTACAAGCCAAAATTAGAGATTAACTTTAAAGAAAACGAGGAAGGCATACACCACTGGCATTGCTGGGTATGTAATAAAAAAGGAAAGAAACTCGTTAGTCTTTTTAAGGCTGTATCTGCTCCTGATCACAAATTACAAGAATTAAAGAACTACGTTAAGATCTCCTTTCAAGAAGAGCATGGAGTTAAAGTAGAAGCTCTAGCTCTACCTAAAGAATATAAACCTCTACACGATGCTAGTACTTCAGAAGTTACTGTACGTCAGGCATTACGTTACTTAAAGGAAAGAGGAATTAATTCAACCGATATTAAAAGATATAATTTAGGTTATTGTGAGTCTGGTCGTTATAAGGATATGATTATTATTCCAAGTTACGATGAGAACGGTACTCTAAATTATTTTGTAGGTAGGAACTTCGGTCCCGGTGATATAAAATATAAGAATCCTCAAGCATCCAAAAACATTGTTCCATTCGAATTGACCATTAACTGGGATAGTCCAATTGTACTATGTGAGGGTACTTTTGATGCAATGGCAATCAAACGTAATGCAATCCCACTACTAGGAAAGATACTACCTGAAAAGCTTATGAAGAAGATTGTATCTTCTAATGTTAAACAGGTTTTTATTGCATTAGATAATGACGCATTAAAGCAAGCAATTAACTATTGTGAGACCTTATTAAACCACGGAAAAGAGGTGTTCCTGGTTGACTTAGATCAAAAAGATCCATCCGAGCTAGGTTTCACCAACTTTACTAAATTATTACATAAAAGCACTCCATTATCATTCAGAACGTTGATGGAGAAAAAATTTCAATTATGATAGAAAAAAACGAAAACGTAAACAGCAAACGAGTTAAGAGATTAATACATCCGGATTCAACTGCCCGTCAAATCACTCTCCAAGACTCCAGATTCTATCAGAGAAAAGAAGGAATATTCTACCCTTCAGTAACTACGGTACTATCCTACTACCCAAAAGATAAATTCTTTGAAACTTGGTTAAAAGAGGTAGGCACTAATGCTGATATCATTATGCGAAGAGCAGGTGAAGAGGGAACTCAAGTTCATACTGCTATTGAAGCTTATTTAAAAGGAGAAGAAGTAACCTGGTTAAATGAATGGGGGTCCACTAAGTATAGCTTAAAAGTATGGCAGATGATCTTAAAGTTTGTTGATTTTTGGGAAACTCATAAACCTACCCTTATTGAATCAGAGGTTCATATCTTCTCTGATGAATTAGAGGTTGCAGGTACTCTAGATTTAGTAGTTGAGATTGAAGGTGAGCTGTGGCTATTAGATATTAAAACCTCAAACTACCTACACGATTCGTACGACTTACAGCTTGCATGCTACGAACAAGGCTGGAACGAATGTTTTGAGAAGCCTATTCAAAGACGCGGTATCATCTGGTTGAAAGCTATGACTCGAGGGGAAAGCAAGAAAGACGGTAAGATGCAAGGCAAAGGATGGGAAATCAAAGAACCAGCCGAATCTTTCGAAGAAAACAAGAGAATCTTTAAACACCTTTACGAAATCTATAAAATTAAAAGACCAGACGTAAAACCTATCACAGAAATATTACCCACCAGCATCAAACTGAAA